CGGTGACGTCCCCAATTTCGGTGGGGGCGAGCGCTCCGAGGTGCGGGCGGGCGGATCGTTCGACGTCCGCTCGGGCCAGGAGACTTGGTACTCGTGGTCGATGCGTCTCGGCGACGCAGGCAAGGGTTTCAACCCCACCACGGGGTGGGGCCTGATCGTCATGCAGTGGCACAGCGACGAGGGCTCGCCCCCGTTGTCGGTGCACGCCGAGGGCGGCCAGATTTCGCTCCAGAATGACCGCAAGGGCGGCTACGTCAAGAACGTGTGCCCGATCGACGCGGGCGTGTGGCACAACTACGTGCTGCACGTGAAGTGGTCGAACACCAACAGCGGTCTCGTGGAGATGTGGCGCGACGGCCAGAAGCTGGCCAGCTACAACGCCTGGAACTGCGTGGGCAGCGAGTCCAACTACCTCAAGATGGGCATTTATCGCGACCAGGCCCATACCAACGAACACATCGTCTGGCACGACAGCGTCAGGCAGTACCGGGTGTAGTCGGCAACGGAAATTGCTGATCAGTGCGACACTCCGGTAGGTCGTAAGGAAAGGGAGGCCCATCAATGGCCGAGACCAGCAAGGCAGCACGCAGCGCCTCGACCTCTGAGGCCTCGACTGCGTCCACCACCCCCAGCTCCAGCAGCTCCAGCAGCTCGCAGGCGGACACCGTCCAGGGCGGCAGCTCGCAGACCGCCACCGCCACCGGCAGCGACCGCGAGGTGCTGTCGCCGATCGGTGTCAAGTCCTCCGAGGAGGACTGGGCCCTCGACGTTGACGGTGCCCGCGAGATCGCGACCGCCGGTGGTCGTGTTCGTCCGGGAATGTCGATGATGGATGTCCAGGGCTCGGCCTACGACATTCCTGAGGTCTTCGACGAGTACCAGTATTACGAGAACGAGCGCGTGAACAACGCTGCTCACCTGCGTCACCGTTTCGACGAGCGTCAGATCGACTGGGACCTGACGTCCCGCAAGGACCTCGCCGACGACGGCGTGACCTCCGAGGGTGTGAAGATTCGGGAGCGCTCGAACTTCACCCGCTCGCGGAAGTCCGACCAGGACCGCTAGTCCGCAGCGAACTACACGAACGGCCCGGCCGCCCCCCGGTGGCCGGGCCGTCGTGCGTCACGAGGAGTTTCGCTGGTTCCGGTCGGCAGCGACCTGAGCAATGTCGAAGAGTCCACCGTCGAGCAGGAACTGCTCGAACGCCTGGGCCGTGACCACAATGGTCTTGGCGGCGGCCGGGGTGGTGCCCTGGGAATGGTGCTGGAGCGCCATCTGGAGGGCGGTCTTGCGGACCTCCTGGCCCGGGTTCTCTGGCTTCGCAGCTTCGGTCACTTCTTCACCAGCGATTCTCCGCAGTGCGGGCAGTGGTTGTCGCGGACGTGAATCAGGATGGTTCCGGTGGCCAGCTTCTCCCCGGAAACGCCTTCGGGGAGGGTGCCTGCGTGGTACCAGTTGTAGATCGTTCGCCGGTACTTGCCGACTTCCTTGGCGTACTCGGTGACACTCATGGTCCGCACGGGCGACATTGCATCACATAGCTGAGATTCACACATTTTGCTCTGTTTTAGCAGGTCAAACGCGATATTAGGCCAGATGCGATGATCGGGCGGTCTCGACATGCGATAGACGGAGGACCCCCCATGGCTGCTGTTAGTTGTGCGCCGGGGTTGTGTGCGCCCGACGGACCCGACATCCCGTTCGGGCCGTGGCCGATCGTTCTGTACGACTTGGTGCGACTGTTTCTCGCGTTGAGCTGCGTCGGCATCTTCACGCTGTCGCTGCTGTCGGCGGTCCAGGCCGAGCTGCTGACGCAGCGGGCGCGTTACGTGGCGCTGATGCTGTTCGCTTCGGTCGTGTTGGGTACCGAGATCGGCCACCTGGGCGACGACGCGCACTATCGGCTGTGGATGGCGGCGGTGGCCGTGCTCATGGCCCTGTGGGGCCTGCTGGGGTACTTCCTCCAGAACGAGGCTCCTGCGCGCCAGCATGATGACCCACGATTTTACCGGGGCTGGTGAAATACCGCCGCCTGGTGGAGCGGGCGTACCGGAGGCGCGCAGAACGGCGCGCCAAACTTCTGTTGATTTTTGCCGAGCGTGGGTGGAACCGGCCCCACGAAATGGGGCTACTGATTGTCTGCATTCTAGGTGGGTTCCTGGGATTGATTTTTGGTGGTGGCACCAGCTCAGTTGTCCAGCAGGCATTTCCCTATCCGCTGAATCTCGTGTGGTTTCTCGGAATCGGATTGGGCAGCGCCGTGGCCTACGGCGGCATTCTGTCGCGCACCTCGCTGGGCCTGGAGGTCGAGCGTGCGGGCCTGCTTGCCCTCACCGGCTGGCTGCTGGCCTTCCCGGTCATGGGCCTGGGGATTCTCGCCATTCCTGGGTCACTCAACGTGTCGGTCTTCATCGGGTCATTCGGCCTGTGCAACATCGTCCGCGCGTTCTGGATCAGCGTGGACCTGCACGAATTGGACGTGCTGATCACGACCGCTGAGCGGCAACGCCTCAAGGATGACGAGAATGGCGGCGCCGAATGATGCTCCTGCTGTGGCTCGATCAAGCCGTGCACCTGGTGAACCTCCGTCCACCGGTGCCGCCGACACCGGCCCCGGCCGCCGGACAGGGCGTGGTCGCGGCCGGGACGAACTGGTTCCAGTGGGTCGCGCTGCTCCTGGGCGCGGGCGGCCTGGTCACGGGTGTCGGCGCATTCCTGCTCACGCCAGCGAACCGCCGCAAGATTCAGGCGGAGACGGCCGAGAAGCTGTCACTGAACGCGCTCAAGCAAGCCGAGATGTCCGAGGCGGCCCGCAAGGAAATGCTTTCGGAAGTGGCGGTGGTCAAGAAGGACTCGGCCGCTGCCGAAAAGCGGGCAGAGACGGCGGAGAAACGCGCCCGCAAGGCCGAGGACGACACGTGGAAGATCACCCGGCGCGCGGAGCGCGCCGAGGTGGAGCTGACCGAGCTGCGGGTCGAGGCCACCGAGGCAACAAGGGCATCTCAGGTGGCTGTGGAGGCGGCCAACGCCCTGCGCGCGGAGGTCCGAGAGGTCCGCGCGGAGCTGACTCGCAAGGAAACTGAGTGGACCGAGCTGTTGGGGCTGGTCCGTTCGTCGTGCGACAACCCGCCGGTCTGTCTGGCGTTCCGGCAGGCGCGAACCGCGGCGCGCGACTAACTGGCGACCTGGCGCATTTCCTTGGGGGTGTCCTCCACGACGGTGGTGGGCACGTCGTGCAGGGTGGTCTCGGTGGCCAGGATCGGCTTGTTGTCGGCGTCCCACTGGCGCACGAGGGCGTCCCAGAACGCGGCGGCGTACAGCATCGTGGTCGCGGAGCTGGTGTAGTTGCCGTTGAGGTAGCGCTTGGCGGCGGTGCGCGCCTCCGCGGCGTTCTTGACGGCCTGGGCCCGGTAGTTGACGGGGCGTGGCTTGGGTTTTTCGTTGGATCGCTCATGCATCCACCCGAAGCTCACGTAGTACACGAGGGTCAATGGCCAGAACCAGGCCAGACGTCTCGTCATCTTGTCTTCGTCTTTGTCGGTGGCCCCGCACAAGAGCGCGACCATGAACCAGATACCGAGATAGAGGAGGATCGCGGACCAGTGCATCGGGTTCCTTCCACGGGGCGACGGGGCGGTACGAACATACCCCTTGGGGGACCCGGTAACAAGTCGGTCTAGGGCGGCGATAGTCTCGTAGCCACCCGCTCCCGCGACGAACCCCCGCATCTCGCGGGGCGGGTGGGTCCAGCTACACCCGCAGCGAGTCCGGGTCCGAGGACACCGCTCCCCCGGCCTGGGCCCGCAGCCCCTCGGCGTACCCGGCATCCCACCCGGTCTGACGTGCGGTTTCCACCGCCTCGGCTGACGCCCGGATGATCTCGGTCCAGGCGTTCTGGAGCCGTGGGGTGATCAGCGGACCGTGCGCCTCGGGCGGAGGCCGGAACTCCGAGACCTGATCGCGGGAGCGGTCCTCGGCCGCTGCTCGCAGCTCCACCGGTGGTACTTCGAGAGCCAGGGCCAGCAGGTGCAGCGTGCGCTCGTGGATGGAGCGGCGCTCTCCCCGCACGATGCGGCGCACGGTGTCGGCGTCGAGCCCGGTGCCCTTCCCGCGCATTCCCCTGTCCCAGGTGGCAGTACGCGCAGAAACTTCTTCGTAGTTGAGGTCTAGGGCGTGCATGCGGTTCTGGACATACCTGGAGAGTGCGGTCATGAGCCCATCTTGACACGGTTTGGCACGTAGTCGGGAATCGGCGCGTTACCTGAGCCTGTCAGCGGCGGCCATCTGGCCTGCTGGAGGATCACCGGATGCGCTCGGTGGAGCAGGGGGTTGCGCGGCGTCACCACCATCAGGTACAAACGTCCCCATGAACTTCAGTGTCGGTGTCCGGACCTACGGTCCAGACGTACCCGGGAAAGACGAGAGCCCGCTGTCCCCATGGGAGACAACGGGCCCTCGTACCCCAGCCGTCACTGAGTTGGAGACCCCATGACAGCGTCGCAACCCTACACCGAAGGGTGGGCAGTGCCCGGTATCGATCCGGCCGTCGCCCTCTGCATCCTCGACCGGGACGCCCCCGTGGAGGACTGGTACCGCTGCCGTCGCACCGGCATCGGCGGCTCCGACGTCTCCGCTGTCTTCGGACTGTCGGCCTACCGCTCCCGCTTCGACGTGTGGGTGGAGAAGACCGACACCGCGCCCCCGGAGATCGAGGACGACGACAACACCGCCCCCTACTGGGGCAAGCGCCTGGAGCCCCTGCTGCGCGAGGAGTTCGCCGCCCGCACCGGGGTCACCGTCACCCTGCCCGGCACCCTGCGCTCGGTGCAGTGGCCGTGGATGACCACCAACCTCGACGGGCTGTGCTCCGACGGGGCGATCTACGAGGGCAAGACGGCCTCCAGCTACGCCAAGTCCGACTGGGAGGACGACCAGGTCGCCGACCACGCCGAGCTTCAGGCCCAGCACAACATGGCCGTCACCGGCGCGCACGGCTGCTGGGTGTCCTGCCTGCTCGGGGGGCAGAAGCTGGAGATTCGTTTCGTCGAACGCGACGACTCGATCATCGAAAGCCTGGTCGCGGTCGAGCGCGCGTTCTGGCACGACTACGTGCTGACCAACCAGATGCCACCGGCGGACGCCACCACCGCGTTCGGGGACGCGCTGAGCAAGCGCTTCCCGGTGGCCGACGAGGACACCGTGGCCATCGACCCGGCCGAGCGGGACCGACTGGCGGCGCTGATGGCCCAGGCCGAGGCGGCGAAGTCCTACCTGGTGGCCGAGGACGAGGCCAAGAACGTCACCAAGCAGACGCTGGGGGCCCGCACCCACCTGGAGTGCTACGACGCCCAGGGGCGCCGCCAGGAGCTGGCCACCTGGAAGCAGACCGGCAACCTCGACCTCAAGCGGCTCACCGCCGAACAGCCCGATGTGGTCGAAGAATTCAAGATCAAGGTCGAGGGTTTCGACCTGCCCGCCTTCAAGGCTGCTCACCCTGACCTCTACACCCAATACCGAGGACGCAAGCTACTGATGAAGAAGGTGGAATCCTGATGGCCAGGGGCCTCGCAGACCGAGTCAAGCAGCAGGAGCAGCAGACCACGGGCACCGGCGCAGAAGTCGCCCGCCAGCCCAGTACGCTCCAGCAGCGCATCGAGCGGATGGCACCCGAACTACAGCGGGCCATGCCCCGTGGTGCCGAGGCCACCCAGCTCGTCCGGGACGCGCTCACCGTGGTCCGCATGACACCGAAGCTGGCGGAATGTTCCCCGGACTCGGTGCTCGGCGGTCTCATGACGATCGCCCAGCTCGGGCTGCGTCCCGGGGTGCTCGGCCACGCCTGGCTGCTGCCGCTGTGGTCCAGTCGTAACAGCCGCCTGGAAGCCCAACTCATCATCGGCTATCAGGGCATGGTCGAGCTGGCCTACCGCACCGGCCAGATCAAGTCGCTGATGGCGCACACGGTGTACGAGAACGACGACTTCCACGTGGCCTACGGCATCGAGGACACCATCATCCACCGCCCCAATTTCAACGGGGACCGGGGCGCTCCGGTGGCCTACTACGCGGTGGCCAAGTTCTATCCACCGAAGCCTGGTGTCGACGCTGGACACGCGTTCTGGGTGATGACCCAGGCGGAGATGGAAGCCCATCGGGACAAGTTCGCGATGGCCAAGAACCGCAAGACCCAGGAAATCACTGGGCCCTGGCGGGATCACTTCGAGTCGATGGCCCACAAGACTGTGGTCCGGATGCTCGCCAAGTGGATGCCCAAGGCCACCGAGTTCGCGACCGCGCTCAGCGCTGACGAGACGGTGCGACTCGACCCCAACCCCGAGTCGGACCCGGCCGTGGTCAGCAAGGCCATCGAGGCCAGCAGCGGCGACTACACCGTGCCGGACGAAGCCCCCGCTAACCCTGAGCAGCCGCCTCCGCCGGAGGAGCCTGCTGGATGACCGCTGACCTGCAATGTCGGTCCATCTACATGGTCGACCTTGGCGATCGTGTCAATCCGTGCTATTACAGGTGTGTGCATACAGCCGGGCACTCCGGCCTCCACCGTGGGCACGAGATCGACGAACTAGGCTTCCCCGCCCTCGGCGGGGATGAGGCGCTGTGGCCTGACCGTCGCGCCTTGAACGGTGACACCGCCCCTGAGCGGCTTCACCCGCAGGACCCCAACCAAATCCCGTTCGAACTGGAGACCCCATGACAGCCCCCGCAATCCCCCACGCGGCCCCCACGGTGCCGTCCCCGTTGGACATGGCACGAGATGCCGCTGCCCGTCGTAGTGCCCCGCCGCCTCCGGCGCCGGTCGCGGCCGACAAGCCGGACCCGTCCATCGACTGGATGGACATCACCCCGGCGATGGCCGAGGCGTGGCTGCGCGACTACAACGCGGTCGACCCCACCACCGGCAAGCGCAACCGGAACATCCGTCCCCAGGACGTGGCCAAGTGGGTCCGGATCATGCGTCGCGGTCAGTGGAAGAAGACCGTGGAGCCGATCAAGTTCAGCGAGCCCCGCGCCGACGGGTCGGTGACCCTGCTCGACGGCCAGCACCGGCTCGCGGCCATCCGCGACTCCCGGATGACGGTGCGCCTGCCCGTGGCCACCAACGTCCCCGAGGACGCCCAGGACAGCATGGACTCGGGCGTCAAGCGCACCGTGGGCGACAAGCTGGGCATGCGCGGGGTGCGGAACTCCAACAACGCCGCCGGTATCGCCCGGCTGGTGTGGGACACCCAGGACGGCACCTCGAACAAGCCGCCCCGTCCGTCGGACAACGAGCTGCTGGAGATCGTGGACAGCGACCCCGATCTGCTGTGGGTGGCCGAGGACGTCATGACCGAGCTGCCCAAGATCCTGTCGCAGACCATCGCCGGGTACTGCTACCTCCAGATGCACAAGGTCAACGCGGACGCGACCCTGGAGTTCTTCACGCGGCTCAAGACGCTGACCGAGCTGCCCGAGGGCTCCCCGATCGCGGCGCTCGCCCGGCGCACCGGGCAGTTCAAGAAGTACACGCACAAGGACCGCATCCAGGTCATCTGCATGGTCTTCAACGCCTGGAACGCGTGGCGCCAGGGGGAGACCCGCGAGCGGATCATGGCCAAGCAGTTCAAGGACGGTCACTACGAGATCCCCAAGCTCGTCTGACGCCCGTCTGACGCCTGCCTGAACGCAGACCGCCCGCCGTGCTACCCCTACGGCGGGCGGTTTGCGTTCTGGGCTAAGTTCCCGACACCCCCAGCCTCGAAGACCCGGAGACCCCATGTCCAGCACTTCCCGCTTCCCGAAATCGGTCAGCCCAGTGCTAACCCATTCGGGTGATTGGCGGTGGGATGCCCTCTGCGCGCAGGTGGCCCCAGAAGAGTGGTTCTATACCCACCGAGAGCGTGGCCCGGAGGACGGTGGCCTCACTGACAGTGAGGTTGTGGGCATCTGCCGCCGCTGCCCCGCGCTGCGCTTCTGCCTGGAAACCGCCCTGCGCGACCGCGAGCCGTTCGGCATCTGGGCCGCCACGTACCCCAAGCACCGCCGGGCGATGGCCGTCGCCATCGACCGCGGCGTCACCACGGTCGACGACCTCGCCGACCACCTGCGTATCGCCCCCGCCCATGACGTGATCCGGGGCCTGACGGTCACGGACACCCACTCCCCGAGGACCGCCGCGTGACCGCCCCCGCCGACATCGACACCGACATCGACACCGAGACCGACGCCGACGGACTGGCCCCTCAGAGCCTCGTACGCGACGACTGCCCCTCCCCCCAGCACAACACCCTGGCCGTCGCCCGCCGGGAGGCTCAGCGCTGCATCTGCCCCCGCGCGACCCAGCTCCGTGACCGCTACCTCGCCCGCCGCCGCGAGCACCGCCGCAGCCCCGACCTGACGCCCGCGCCGCGCCCCTCCGGGCCGATCATCCCGCCCGAGATGTTCAGGGTGCGGGGCGACGCCGCACAGGCCCTCCTGGCCCCCTACGACGCCCCTCCGCACGCCTGCGTGGGCGAGGACCCCGAGCTGTGGTTCTCCCCGATCCCCGAGGACCAGGCCCTCGCACGGTCCATCTGCTTCGACTGCCCCCTGACCTCGACGTGCGCGCAGGCAGCCACGGCCAACGGATGGGAAGGCGTGTGGGGCGGCGTGGACGAGGACGAACGACGCAATATCCGTCGCTCGCGGATTCAGGTGTCCTGAAATGCCGGGGCCCAATTTCCAGGTCGAGCCCGGGATGCCGGAGCACGCCAAAGTTCGCCGTCTAGGAAACGAGCGAATTCCTGCGATGGGTCTGTGGACCATGTGCGGGGCGTGGGCCGTCGGCAATTCTTCGAACGGTTTCGTGCCCCGTGAAATTGTGGCTCGGTTCAGCACCGACGGGTGTAACGCGTTACAGCTTGCGGATCTTCTGGTGGGGGTCGGACTGTGGGTTGAGAAGGAGGTTCTTGGTGAGGACGGCTACGTCTTCCACGACTGGGACGACCGCAACGACCCGCTCGGCGCCGACGAACGCCGCCGTAACGCTACTCGGAAGCGGGTTCAGCGTTACAGGGAGCGTAAGCGAGCCGCTGACCAGCAACAACAGGCTGACGCTGTAACGCCTGGTAACGCGTTACATGGCGTTACAGAGAGCGTTACTGTAACGCGTTACGGTAACGCGTTACAGCCTTCCCCCCCTGCCTCTCCCCCCCAGACCCCCCCTCTCCTGACCCCCCCTACGGGGGGGTCCGTAGCTACTCACCATGGATCTCGGGGTGCGACACAGGAGGGGGTTGCAGGGGGGGAGCCGTCGCGCAAGCGCTCCGGGGGAGGTCCACGGGGAACGCGAATTCCCGAGGACTGGAAGCCGACCGAAGCGGATATCAACTGGTTCCGCGAGAATTGCCCCCACCTCCGTGGCCGTGGTCGAGAGTTGACCGACGAATTCCGGGACTATTGGTTGGCGCGGGCCGGAAAAGATGCCACGAAGATTGATTGGTCGAAGACCTGGAAAAACCGGATGCGGGATCGAGAGGAGCGCGAGCGCAACCGCCAACAGGATCTTGCCGTCCGAGCTACGGCCCGGGGCGGGGGCGCGGTAGGTTCCCCGCCTCGCTCGACGACCGACGTGCGCGCCGAAGCTCTCGACCAGTTCCGCTCCCGCCCCTCCGACCCCGACCAAATGATCATCGAGCAGCCCCAGCTCGGTGATTGATCAACTTGGAGACCCCACCCATGGCTTTCACCTGGGACGACACGATCGACCTACTCAAGATCATCACTGCGAAGGACCGGCGGACCAGCGGCGAGAGCGACATCCGGTTCTGGCTCGCCGCCGCCACCGAGGCGGGCTGGCCCAGCCTGGCGTTCGCCGTGGCAGCGGTGATCAAGTTCGCCAACGACAACCCCGGCGTGTGGATCGAGCCCGGCCACATCACCGCCTACCACCGCAAGATCAAGTCCGAGGTGTTCCAGGCCTGGAACCCCCCGGCCCCGCCCCGGGAGCTGATCGACGACCCCGAGGGCGCCCAGCGCTGGGCCAACGAGCGCTTCGAGGCCTCGCTGGCCGCCGCTGTTGATCAGTTCACCGGCATCGGCCAGGGCACCGCGCGTCGTCTGGAGCAGCGCCGATGACCGTGACCGACGAGGAAATCCCGCCGCCGCCCGAGCCCGACCTGCCCCCCGACGAGGAGCCCGAGGACGAGGGCGAAGACCGGGCCATCGACCTCGGCCCCCTGCTGGCCAGCCGGTTGCTGGACTACGACCAGCCCATCGAGGTCGGGGCCACCTCCGGGTGGCGCGAGCTGGACGACGTGCTCAACGGTGGCCGGGGCCTGCTCGACGGCCAGTACGTCGTCGTGGCCGGTCGGCCCGGCTCCGGAAAGTCGATGTTCATGGTCGAGTGGCTGCGTCGGCTGGCCGCCTCCGGCGTGGCGTGCATGCTCAACTCGCTGGAGATGTCCCGCGACGAGATCGGCGACCGCATCCTGTCGTCGTCGGCGGGGGTCCGGCTCTCGGCGATCACCGGCCACGCGCTGGAGGACTACGAGCGCCAGCGTCTGGCTCAGCACGCCCGGACGCTGGGCGATCTGCCGTTCCGGGTGTCCGACCACCCGATGGTCGGCCTGAACCGTCTGCGGAGCGATCTGAGGGCGTTCCGGGCCACCCAGGGCGAGGGCATGGCCGTCCTCGCGGTCGACTACGTGCAGTTGATGCTCGCCTCGGACCCGCGGATGGTCCGTCGGGAGCAGGTGGACGAGTTCTCCCGGGGGTTGAAGATCCTCGCGAAGTCAGAGCGACTTCCCGTGATCGCGAACGCTCAGCTCAACCGTGGTCCCGAACAGCGGCCGGACGGCAAGCCCGAGGTGTCCGATCTGCGGGAGTCCGGCTCGTTGGAACAGGACCCGGACATCATCCTGCTGCTGTGGCGCCCGAAAGAGCACCCGAACGAGCTGTGGGTGCAGGTGGCCAAGAACCGAAACGGTCCGGCGAACATCACGGTGCGCCTGTCGTGGCAGCCCGCGCTGAGTCGGATCGGCAACCTCGACTACATCCATCAGTAGGAGCTATGGACCCCGTTACCCGTTATCAAGACGCTCTCGATGAATTAGTCGAGGCGGCAGAGGGACTGCTGGTCCCGTCGGTTCTCCAGAAACTGGCCCCGGACCTCGATCGGTGGGCGCGCGCGGGGCATGTGCCCCCGCCGGTGTTCGTATTCCACGAGGAACCGGACCCCGCTGGAGATCCCCTCGTGCCCTGAGGTGTTCCGTACCGGATGGGCATCCGGTAGGGTGAATGTGTACCTGATGGAGAGAGGAGGACCACGTGGGTCGCCAGGTCACAGTCCCGGAGCTGTTCGAGGAGCTGCTGGGCGCGTGCGGGGAGATTCCTGCTGACGCCGCCCTGAAGATCATCGTTCAGCACGTCATGGACGGTGACCGCATCAAGATCGACGATCACGTGATCCCCGCGACCATCTCCACCCAGGACGTCAGCTACCAGGTGGGGGACCCCGACCCCACACCCAGCGAGCCCCCGTGGTGCGGCGCCCGCCCCACCACCGGTGGGCCGTGGTGCACGTGGCGCCCCGACCACGACGGCCCCCACGTCTCCGCGGACGAGATGGGTGTCCTGGCGGTCTTCGAGCACGTCGCCGAGTTCCACGAGAACGCGGGCAAGACTCGCGAGGAAATCCAGGCCCAGGCGGTGGCAGAGCTGCCCGCCGAGCCTGCCCCACCGCCCACCACTGAGACGATGCTGTGGCGGTGGAAGGAAGACCTGCGCGAGCGCGTCGAGGAACTGGCGAAGGCCGACAAAGTCGGTAAGCGTGACCTGCTGGAAGTCGTGCAGGCCATGGCCGTATTGCTGGGGGCAGTTGCAGAGAGGGTAGAGGGGTGAACAAGAACTACAACTTGAGCCCGAAGCAATTCGAGTGCTGGGTTGCCATCGCGAAGTACATGCGCGAGAACGATGGGCTTTCGCCTGCGGTCGATGACCTGCTGGAGGCCGCGAACGCGCACTCCCGTTCCACGATGCAGTCGCGTATCGACAAGCTCAAGGAATGCGGACTGATCAAGGCACGACGCAATGTTCCGCGCAGCATCGTGCTGCTTCAGCAACCGCCCGAGGAGGCCATGCGATGATGACCGGTTCGCCGAACGCCCGCGACGAGATGGTGAACGTGCTGGTGCGTCACCGTATCGATGCGACGGGGGTGGAGCGGCGTGTCGCCAAGCCTCAGGCGGAGCTGACCGAGGCCCAGGTGGCGCAGTACGCGTCCTGTGCTTGCGAGGGGCGCCCCGAGGTGAAGGCGTACACGTTCTTCGCCCGTTACGGCTGCGAGTGTCGGCGCCGCTGGGAGTACCGCGCTGATTCAGGTTGGGTGCGCGTCGCTTGAGCGACACCTTCTGGGTCGACGACACCATCCTGGTCACCCGGGACGGTGTGGTGGGAGTCGACGCGGAAGAGCAGTGGACGTGGTCGTGGACGCGTGCGTCGGCGCCCGACGTCGAGCATCTGGTGCGCTACCTTCCACGGCCAACAGGCCGGTGGCTGCGGGGCATTCGTGTCGTGGGCGCGGGCTGGACCGACTACCCGATGACGTACTACGACCCGGACGCTGACATGGGTAAGCCATGGCCGGTGCCCCGGGATCGTGAGCAGGCCGAGCAGTGGGTCACCGACTTGATCACGAAGGAACCTAAGTGAGCAGCGACGACACCGACTACAACGGCGGCAAGCTCTATCTGTGCACGCCGGAGCAGGAGCAAAAGGCTCGTCGGGCCGCTGCCAGAAATGCTGGGAATGCCGACGAACTGATCATGTTCCTCAACATGCTGGGCGTTTTCCCTGGGCAAGAGCACGCGTTGCGCACCACTGTTCGACCCCGCTGATTCCAGATTGCTGCGTTTGGCCGCTACTCTCCCCGTGTGCGAGCGAGCCGACAAACGACAACGGCAAAACGGTTCAGCCTGTGGTGAGGCGCTGGGAACGTCCCATGAGCGCCGCCTGGCGCGACGACGCTGCCTGTGCCAAGTCCGGTGACGCCGAGCTGTTCGACCCCCTCGGCGAAAAAGAACCCCTCGATCAGATGATCCACCGGGCCCGCCTGGCCGTGGCTCGTTACTGCGTCAACTGCCCAGTGGTCGGACCCTGCCACCAGGAAGCGGAGGTACATGAGTACCTTGGTGTCTGGGGCGGCTCCCTCCGCGAACGCCGGTACACCAAGAACCTGCTCGCGGTGATCGCCCCCAAACCACGACGCTGACCCCTCAGGAGGTGCCAATGCCCAGTCAGTGGTACCAACTGCACCTCCCCCGCTGGGACACCGACTGGCGCATCACCCGGCCCATGGTGGACGGGAAAACGGGTCGTCCCCTGCTCAACAAAAAGACCGGCAAGCCCCGGTTCCACAAGGTCCGCGACGTGTGGGACCCGTTGCAGGCCAACGCCCGCGGCAACCACTGGGGTGGCAAGGCGAAGGCCACCAGCGAGGTCATCCAGGCGGTGGCGTGGGCCGCAGCGGCCCAGAAGATTCCCCAGTGCAACCACCTCATCGTGCAGTTGCACTGGGCGCCCGGCGACAACCGCCGCGCCGATTCCGACAACCTCTACCCGCTGATGAAAGCGTGCTGCGACGGCCTGGCCCGGGGCCGCAAAGACCTTCCTGGTCTGCACCTGGTCCCCGATGACTCCGACGAGTACATGACCAAGGAACGCCCCAAGATCGTGCGTAGCCACCCCGGCGGGCTGTGGCTCAACGTGGTGGCGTCCTGGTGAGCCCCGTGCTGCTCGTGACCGGCTCCCGCACGTGGGAAGACAAGGTCATCGTCGAGCATGTGCTCAAGCGCTGGCTCCGGGAGCGCTTCCCGTCCCGCCCGGCCGAGCTGCCGGTGCTGCGCCACGGGGGAGCCGACGGGCTCGACACCATCGCCGCCACCCTGTGGAAAAGCTGGGGACTACCCCTGGACCTGATGCGTCCCCGGTGGACCGAGTGCGGGGACCTGTGCCCCGGCGACGGTTCCTGCCGCCGCACCCGCAACGGCCGCGACTACTGCTCGAACGCCGGGTTCCAGCGCAACCACGACATGGTGGATAAGCAGCCGTTTCCCGACATGTGTTTGGCTTTCATCCGCGAAGGCTCCAAAGGGGCCACCGACTGTGCCGACTACGCCGAAGAGCGCGGCCTGCCCACCCGGAGGTACCTGGCCTGATGCCTATTGGGATCACGGACAAGCTGGCCAAGCTGGTCTACGAGCGGGACAGCTATCACTGCGCGCGGTGCGGGAAACCGGCCCCGGCGTACAAGCGCCAGCTCCACCACCGCAAGCCCCGAGGCATGGGTGGGCGCAACAACAACAGCGTGGACTTCCCCGAGAACATCGTGCTGTTGTGCGGGTCCAGCTCCACCGACCCGCAGTCGTGCCACTACCAGATCGAGAGCTACCGGAACATGGCCCTGACCGAGGGCTGGCTGTGCAAGGAAGACGAAGACCCCCGCGAGAAGCTGATCCTGGCCCGGGACGGGGAGTGGCACCGCCTGATCGACGACCAGTGGGACCCGATGCTGCTCCCGGTCACCAGCAAGATCCCTCGCCCCAAGCGGTGGTCCCGCGGGCCGGAGCGCAACGCCCGCAACCCCCAGTGGCTGGCCGTCCATGGGGACGAGAAGTGAGCGGCTACAGCTACTACGAGCAGATGAAGGCCCTGGGGGCCTCCGACGCCATGATCGCCGGGGTCGATATCCTCGGCGACGCCGGGCTGCTCAACGAGCAACGCCTGACCACCCTCGTGGCCGTGGAGCGCCAGGGCATGGACCCGGAGGCAGCGGCCCGCAAGCTGGTCAAGTTGTGCCGTCAGGCCGAGCGCATCCAGGCCGAGGCGGAGGCCAAGAGGGCGTCTGACCAGGAGCGATAGGGGTCAGTACAGACCCTTGTGGATTACCTGTTGCGTACCTACACGCCCCTGTGTATGGTGTACCTACCAGCTCCTCACGGGGTTGGCAGGATGTGGATCGAGAAGGCCAGCACGACCTCGCTGGGGGCTTCCACCCTCCAGCGGGGCAAGCCGACTTAGCTCAACGGATAGAGCATCTGACTACGGATCAGAAGGTTGGGGGTTCGAATCCCTCAGTTGGCGCGCAAGCCGGTGTAGCTCAACGGACAGAGCAGCAGCTTCCGAAGCTGAAGGTTCGGGGTTCGAGTCCCTGTGCTGGCGCGTCAGGCACCCACGGGTGTCACATGATCAATGACAACTCCATGACATGCTTGCCCCCGGGCCACAGCGCAGCCTTTTCGCCGAGTTCTGCCTGTGGATACGGTTATGCCGAACGACCAAGACGAACGTTGCTCCCCTGTGACGTCGGCGGCCGGGGTCCAAGTGTCCACGACCCGTTGAGGTGACTCCGGGATCGTGCAAGGCCCTGTAGCTCAGTAGGTCAGAGCGCCGCCCTGTCACGGCGGAGGCCGCCGGTTCGAGACCGGTCAGGGTCGCAAGGCAACCCCGAACGATGGGGAAGCCTAGGTTCCACGGTGGGAGTCCGTGCTGGCCGCTGGAGGGGAGACGTCCCCCTGTCGGCCGACCGCCTGGTGGACGTAGCTCAGTAGGTAGAGCACCGGGTTGTGATCCCGGGCGTCGCGGGTTCGATCCCCGTCGTTCACCCGAGGGTTGTCGGTGACTGGCCTGGCCGTGTTCGCACGGTGCGAGGAGAGACTTAGGAACCGTCATATTGCCGCGTAGCTCAGCCCGGTGAGAGCATTCGCCTGATACGCGAAGGGTCCTTGGTTCAAATCCAAGTGCGGCAACGAGTTCGGGATAGCTAAGGCGCCAGCGATAAGGGAATCAAGTAGTACCCGGCCGATCCCTTCCCGATAGGCCGGACTGGGCGTGTGGCGCAGCGGAAGCGCAGCACTATGACACGGTGAAGGTCGGTGGTTCGATCCCATCCACGCCCACGCACCGGCTCACGCGGCAGCGGGGATATGGCTGGACCTGCACCGCACCGAGCCTTTGGATCGCCCGGCTCCGTGGCGTGTGCACACGGGCACCTCAGCCGCATAGCTCAGTGGCAGAGCACTGCCTTCACACGGCAGGTGTCCAAGGTCCGATTCCTTGTGCGGCTACGCTCGGCGCGTGCTCAGCGACAGCGACATCCTGGACGCGATGGAAGACGGCGACATTGAGATATCGCCGTACGACAAATCGTTGTTGCAGCCCGCATCTCTTGATGTCCGACTGGGAAAGTCGCTGCGACTTTTCGAGCACAACGATTTCATTGACCCGCAGAACGAAACGAATACGAGGCTGCTGAACTTCGGGGATTACTACTACCTCCAGCCCCGGTCGTTCGTGCTGGCCTCCACCTACGAGCGGGTCGCGTTGTCGCCCGGGGTGTCGGCCCGATTCGAAGGCAAGAGTTCGATCGGACGGCTAGGCCTGTTCACCCACGTCACCGCCGGGTTCATCGACCCCGGCTTCAAGGGCACCGTGACCCTGGAGCTGTACAACGCCAACAGCAGGCCGTTCGTGCTGTACGCGGGCATGAAGATCGGGCAGCTCTGCTTCTTCCGGATGGACAGCCAGCCCCGGTACTCCTACGGCGAGAGCCCCTACGGCTCCAGCTACCAGGACCAGAGCGGTCCCACCCCGTCGGCCTCTTATCGGAACTTCATCAAGGGGCTGCCGGACACGGCGGCGTAGCTCAGTGGCAGAGCGCTCCACTCATAATGGAGTCGTCGGTGGTCCGATTCCACCCGTCGCTACCCATCCCCGGAGGTGTCGGTCCGGGGCCCCGCAGTGGAACGCGGGGGTGCGAGACCGGCCGGTGAGCACGCGCCTGCTCCCGGCTGGTCACCTGCCGGTGTCATCTAGTGGCCCAGGATGCCAGCCCCTCAAGCTGGTCACGGGGGTTCGAGTCCCCTCGCCGGTACTTTGGCCCTCTCCTCCAGCGGCCTAGGAGACCGGGTTTTCACCCCGGCAACGCGGGTTCGAATCCCGTGGGGGCTACGTCGTAAAGGTGCTTGGAGGGTATTGACCACGTCTTACCCACCAGGTACAGTCTCACCCATGGGACGGCCAAAAGGAAGCACCACCAAGACCCCCGAAATCCTCGCCTGGGAGAAGCCCTACAAGTTGACCAACGCAACCGACTGGACCCAGGTCGCTCAAGACCTCCGCGACGAGCCCGGCCAGTGGGCCGTCGTCCGCACCGCCATCAGCGTGGGCGCTCTATCCAGCGTCCGGTCCAGCCTCAAGAAGGGCAAGTACCGGGGCTTCGAGGCCAACCAGGGACGCGACTACAACGACCTGGAGTTCGAGGTCGACGTCAGCAAGCGCGTGGTCGACGGCAAGTTCGGCCTGTACGTGCGCTGGGTCGGCCCCAACGGCGAGCACCGCAAGGTCGAGCAGAAGCCCCAGAAGGCCAGCGCGTGAGCGACTGGAACCCTCGGCCCGAGGGGAGCGTTGTGTAGGTATGACGACCATGGAGACCCCCACCCGTCAGCGCAACGACCGCCCGGCCTACAAGCTCACCCTGATCGGGGTCGGCAAGTTCCTCGGCTGGCTCACCCTCGGCATCGTGCTCCACATGGTGATCCGCCTGCTCCTGCCCGGGGCGTTCGCAGACGGCGACGTCGGCGAGTTCAACGCGTATGTCGTGACCGGCTTCTACGTGATCCTCACGTGGAACTGGCACCTGGGCGGCAAGGAGATCGCGGCTGCGTGGCGGAAGGCCAAACGCGGTTGAGCGAGGGGGCCCGTAGCTCAGTTGGCAGAGCAGCGGACTTTTAATCCGAAGCGCGCGAGATCGAGACTCGCCGGGCCCACCACCTGCACAAACGTGGTAGACTTTGACTCATGGACACCAAGTGGTGCGGTGGGTGCCAGCGAGATCGCTCAACGGCGGACTTCGCCCGCCGCGCCCGGTCAAAGGATGGCTTGCAGACCAGGTGTGTGCACTGCACGAAGGATTACAACGCTGCGTATTACCAGCGCACCAAGGATGACCAAGCCGGTAAGCGAAAGGACATCAAGCAGAAGTCCAGGGAGGCCGCCCGAACCAGGCTGTGGGAGGTGCTGGTTGCATCTCAATGTGCGGACTGCGGGGAGGGCGACCCGCAGGTGTTGGAGTTCGATCACCAGCACAGCAAGCGAAAGTCGATCTCTCACCTGGTCTACACCGGCCATACCTGGTCAACGATCGAGCGAGAGATCGCAAAGTGCGAGGTTGTCTGTGCCAACTGTCATCGGCGCAGGACGATCAAGCAGTTTGGGTTCTGGCGAGCAACCATGGACCCGATAAGCGCCGTTAGCTCAGTGGGTAGAGCAGTTGACTCTTAATCAATTGGTCCGGGGTTCGAATCCCTGACGGCGTACTCCCCCACGACTCCGTCGGGGTCACGCCCGCGAGACAGCGGGGTCGTGGGGGCCTGTAATCCCTCGTAGTTCAGCGGCAGAACAATCGGCTGTTAACCGACACGTCCCTGGTTCGATCCCAGGCGAGGGAGCTGCAAGATCAATGCCGTCTGGCGCAATTTGGCAGCGCATCTGCGTCTGGTGCAGAGGGTTACAGGTTCGAATCCTGTGGCGGCAGCTATCGCCCTACCTGGGCGGTGACCATCCCGTGGCGCAGCACCAGCCGCGCCTGGGCGTCCCCGAGGACCCTGGCCAGGCCGTTGTCGTCGGCTACGGGGCCCCGGACGCGCACGCTGATGTACTGGGCTCCGCAGTCGATGAAGTTGTCGATGGCGAGCCGGAGGCGACGGAGGTCATCACCCTCCAGTGAGTCCACGGTGATGGTGATCGAGATGTTGTGAAGCATGGGCTTCCCCCGACCGTGACGATGGTCGCGCCCAAGGGCTAGGGGTGCGGTGGTGCGGCGATGCTAGGGGTCGACCAGGGCTGTGTCGACCTGGATCTCCCGTGGTGGTAATTAGGCAACCCAACGGGTTTTGGTCCCGTGGTTCTAGGTTCGAATCCTGGCGGGAGAACGGAAAACGGGGACAAACAATGATCGACATTGCTGTAGAGGCCATGCGTGCCCGGGTCGAGACCGGCATGGGTCGGCCGCTGATGCGCGAGTGCTACCACGACCGGGACAAGCACCGGATCGCGACGTACAACTACGACATCGCTGCCCGCGAGGCAGGCTGGGGCTTCCCCCGCTGGCTGAGCTGGGTGCCGATGCCGTGCGTGCGGTGCTGGCGGTGGCGCCCCGAGGGGCTGATGTACCGGGTGAGCGCCGTGGCCCACGACCATGACCACAACCAGTGGCCGCTGCCGCTGTGCAGTGTGTGCTGGCGGGAAGGGAAGTGACAGGCGTGGACGGACGAGGTTTCACTGAGCAGGCTCGCCGTGGCAAGGAAATCGACGCTGCGCTCAATCGGTTGATCTATACCGACCCTGATCAGTGGGCGCGCGAAGACATCATCACGGTGGTGATGGCAGCCGCTGCTCACCGCAGTGTGTTGACGTCGATCAGCGTCGACCCGTACGTAGCCGATCCGGACGAGCCGCCGTGGGTGGCTCGTTACCGTCAGGCGCTGGCCGACTTCGAGGACGACGATGGGTAACGAATTCAAGCGTGTGTGCACCAATGGTGACGAAGAATTGGTGCACACCAGCGAGCGTCACATCGTGATCATGCAGCGTGGTGAATCCGCCGAGTTGAAGCGACGCACCAACCGGCGCGAGCGACGTGAAGCTCGCGCCGAAGTGCGATCCTCGGAGGATGTTTGAGCACAAGTGCGGCTGGCCTTTTCGGTTGCCGCGCTCGTCCACGATCGTCCATTGCAATCTCCCGCTGTGTCACGCGGGGCCGTATTGCAAGGTCATGACGATGGAGGGTGAGGAGGCGACACGGGCCCCGAGATTTGGGGTGTGTCCCTTGACATCCGACGTCGAAGAGGGTTAGTCTGTACCTGCTCCGGTCAACCAGCGCGCGGATCGCCGGAGCACCCCCACCGGGCTCTGCCCCCCAGGCCCGGTGGGATTTAGGGGGTACCGATTGGTACGGACGGCTGATTTGCAATCAGCTAGGCGGAGTTCGATTCTCCGTACCTCCACTTCCCCCGCACGGGGTTGTTCGGTGTGTGTTGTGTGTTGGTGTGTTCCCGTGCGGGGGAACCTAAGCGGACGTAGCTCAGTTGGTAGAGCACCGGCCTTCCAAGTCGGGTGTCGCGAGTTCGAGACTCGTCGTCCGTTCTGAGACGTTGGTGGGGTGCGTGAACGCGGGTTTTTGCACCTCCTTACCGCCAAGGACTGCCATGACGACGAACCCGGTGGTTGCTCCTTCCCCCACCGGGGAAGCGAGGTGCTGCCTGTCGCACCTCGGCCAAGGCCCAGTGCTTCCCGTGCTGCAACACGGGGACGCACGCTGTTGCCGCAGCAGTGGTCGTGGTTCCGAGCAGTACCTGCGCACCCCACCTACCCCCTCGCCCGCTTAGCTCAGAGGTAGAGCACCGCTCTCGTAAAGCGAAGGTCGAGCGTTCGAATCGCTCAGTGGGCTCCCTGGGAATGTCAGGCCGTGCTGGTCTAATTGGATAAGGCAGCGTCCTTGTAAGGCGCACGATCGGGGTTCGAGCCCCCGGCGCGGCTCATAGAGAAAGGTCAAGACTTGAAGTCATACGGACACGGATGGGTGTCCCCGTCGGGGGCCGCCGTCGCCGAGCGCAAGCCCTACACGGGCCCGCACCGGCGCTCCGTGGTGCCCATCCGGGATGCTAAGACTGTGGTCGTGGAGCCACCTGCGCGCACCGTCGCACCCGAGCCGCCGATGGTCCGCACCCCGGACTACGACACCTCCCACGAGGGGGCGGCGAAGGCCAGCCAGAGCAAGGAGACGGTGCAGCGCAAGCTGCGGGCCGCGTTCTACGGGGCCGGGCCGAAGGGCTTCACCGACGAGGAGGCCGCCGAGGCCGCTGGCCTGGAGGACACCTGCTACTGGAAGCGCTGCGGTGAGCTGCGCACGGTCGGGGCCATCCAGTACAACGGCGAGAAGAGGAAGGGCCGTAAGGGCGTGGACCGCAAGGTCAGCGTGTTCGTCTCGTAGCTAGACCTGCCGATGTAGCTCAGTGGTAGAGCACCTACTTGGTAAGTAGGAGGTCCGGGGATCGTTCCCCCGCTTCGGCTCGGTGAGTGGGTCGCGTTAAAGCGTCTAAGTATCCGTCCCTGGTCGGATCGGTCATGCTGAATTGCGCCAAGGACCACACCATGGGTGACTCCAAGGCACCCGTGGTCCTGCGCGACCCACTCACTACCCTTGTGGGGCAGGCCACGCTAGAGGTACAGTCGTACCCATGACAGCCATCCTGGAGCCCACCGTCGAGGCCGTGGTGCTCCCCGCCCCGTACGGCCCGTCGGGCTACGTCATCCGTGGTCACACCCAGAGCGGCTACAACGCCGAGCTGTTCTACCGGGTCGCCCACCAGATCATGATCGACCCCGAGCGGTGGGACCAGACGTCGTGGGCCGCCCGCACCCCCGACTGCGGCACCACGCACTGCTTCGCAGGCTGGACCGCCGTGCTCACCGGCCACCAGTTCGAGTGGGCGTACGAGCAGGACGACGACGACTGGGAGGAGTCCGACATCCTGGTCGGCAACGGGCACGTGGCCCAGGTCGCGGCTCGTCTCCTCGGGCTCAACGACGACGAGGCCAGCGAGCTGTTCGAGCACACCATGGGCCACGGCGCCGAGCAGACCGACCACCTGTGGGACTCCATCGAGTGGGTCACCGGCGGCGAGGTCACCTACCTCGGCTACCGGGACTGGCTGGCTGTGCATGAGCTGCACTGAGTACATCACCGAGTTCATCCTGATCGACGGCCAGCGCTACCCAATCTGCGTGCCGAAGCGTTCGGACATCACCCCCAAGAAGGGGGGTGGTGTCTCCCAGGAGGCCAAGGACAAGCAGAAGCAGCAGCAGCGCGACGAGCGGAAGCAGCAGAAGCAGCAAGCGGCCACGGCGCGCCAGAGACCGGGGGGCCGGGCCACCACGTGCACTGTCACGGAGCCCGCGCCCCCAGTCTCGAAGGCGCCTCGTGCACCGATCAACCTGCGCTGGGTGGCAGCCGCCGTCGCCGCGATCTTCGTGGTCACCGTGGTTACGACCTACGCCGCCGCCATCGCCACGGCCCTCACCTACCTGCTGCTCGCCGCCGTCGTCCTGGGTGGACTGCGGCTGCTGTGGTCCCTGCGGGACGCCCTGCCGGAGATCAACTGGAGCTACATCCACACCTGGCTCGACCACCGACGCCAGATCAACCACAAGCGGGCCCAGTGGCTCGCCAGAGTCGAGGAGGACAAGCAGCCCATCGCGCTGCCCCCGCCCCGGCCGTCGCACATGCACGACACGCTCATGCAGGGCTGGGTCCACGGGCCCAGCCACTGGGATGAGCGCGAGCACCAGAAGCGGTAGCAGTACCCTCGGCTCCGGCCGAGGCCTGTCCTCGTAGTTGAATGGCTACAACGACACCTTGCCAAGGTGTAGGTGCGGGTTCGATTCCCGCCGGGGGCTCCACGCGTCGGACGTGCCGGGTGGCACAGGGCGGCTGTAACCCGCCTCCTCTTGGGGATGCCAGGTTCGAGTCCTGGTCGGCGCACGTGACAATGTCCGATATGAGGACGATTGCCGACGTTCTGAACAGTCACCCACGCAATGACGTGGATGCGTTCTGGCTGGTCCTGGCCGGTTTTTTCCTGATCGCGCTCCCGGCTGACGTCGCCGACATCTGGGCGATCTACGCGGGTTATGTGATCTGGGCGGGCTACACGTTCCACCGGTGGTACGCCCGGCTGCGCAGCATCGAGGCGTGGCCTCCGCAGGCGGAGAGCACCAGCGAGTGGCCCAGCAGGTAGGACATGGCCGGTTGGCCGAGTGGCGAAGGCACACGCCTGCAAAGCGTGACAACCACGGGTTCGAGTCCCGTACCGGCCTCCACGAGGAGATGATCATGGGTCTGCTGCGGCGGTACCAGGTGTGGCGGGACAACAGCTATTGGCACCACCGGCTGGTGGCCAACGGCCCGTTCTGGTGGGTGTGCGGGGACTGTCGGGCGCTTCGTCGTCTCCCCTAAATATTCTCGTCAGCTCAAAAGCGCTATGTATTCGCGAGGTGCACTTTGCACCAGCGTGGGGGGTTGACACGTCCCTGCGCTGTGGGTACGTTCTAACCCATGGACGCCAAGGGAAGGTACGGCCGAGAGATCGGCAAGGGGGCCGCGCGTGGTGCAGGCTCCGCGGTCGCGAAGTGGGTCGTCGGGGGCCTGCTGGTCCTGCTGTTCGGCGGCGGCATCACGGCATTCGCGGTCAGCGACGACGACGACGACGACCAGGGCGGTGGCCCCTGGACCTCCCAGCAGGTCGAGGAGGACGACTGATGCGCATCATCCTCGCGGCGCTGGCCGTGGCGTCCCTCCTGGTCCTCGGAGCCTGCGGCCAGGACCCCTGCCCCACCCTTCCGCGTGGCGGCCCGGAGCTGACCTCGCAGGTCGCCAACGGCGTCGAGATCGAGCGCGAGGTCCGGGGCTACGAGTGCGAGCTGGAGCCCGACGGGAGCTGGACCCTGGACGACGAGGACGAGGCCCACGTCGGCACCACCCACCGCACGACCACCAAGGCCAGCCCGGCCCGCAGCACCACCAAGGCCCCCAAGACGAGCACGTCGAGGTCGCGCTGATGCCCCGCCAGCTCAAGATCATCATGGGCTTGGTGGTCGCCAACATGGTCATTGGCATCGCCGTGACCCTGGCCGGGGGCTACTGGCCCCAGTGGTCGACCCTGCTGGTCATGCTCGGCGGGGCGCTCTACGTCGTGATCTTCGACCCCATGAACCGCTGGCCCGACAGCTCCTGGCACCGGCGCATCGGGCGCCTCCTGACCTTCGACCGAGGAGAAGGCAAGTGATCGCCGAACTAGCCCTCACGGCCGCCCTGCTCGTGCCCCCGCCCAGCCCGTTCGTGCCCAACGACGGGTGGATTGCCCTCCCGCAGGGCCAAGCAGCCACCGTGGGGTTCTTCACCGCCTGCGACCACGGTGTGCGGCTGTGGATGGTGCACGCCCCCACCCCCGGCTACGCAGGCATCACCTCGCAGCCCGACCCCACCTGCCTCAACCCGGGAGTCCCACGATGATCGGCACCGCGCTGGCCCTGGTGCTGGCGTTCGCCGCCCCCCAGGCTCAGGTCGACGACCCACCGCCGATCGGCCAGGCGTACATCTTCACCGGCGGCGGCTCCAAGTACGACTCCTGGTGCATCTCGCCGTCGCTGCGGCTGGTCTGGGACCCCCGCAACGGGCCGTGGGTCATCCGTACCGACGGCATGCCCCTCGACGACCCCTACGAATGCTCGCACTACTACCGGTAGAGGAGACCCCGTGACCGTGGAAAACCCCTGGGGACCGCCACCCCCACCGATCCCGCACGAGACGCCTCGGTACGAGGACGGCGAGCCCCTGGAGGACTACGAGATCGACGTCATCGAGACCCGCTACGAGCACGGCGTCGCGGGGACCAAGGACTGGTCATGACCGAGCCCAGCGTCGAGAGGGCGCTGGCGTTCATGCGCCAGGAACGCCCCGAGCCGCCCGCTCCGGCGGTGGAGGCCCCACCGGAGCCCCCGAAGGCCCCGAAGGCCCCGAAGGCCCCGAAGGCCCCCACACGAGAGGAGAAGGCCGCTGCGCGGGAGGCGGAGCGCAAGGCCGACCTGGAGCGCCACATCCAGGAACTGGTGGACGCTGCGCCCCCGCTCACCTCCGAGCAGCGCGACCGGATCGTGGCGCTCATGCGCCCGATCAGGAGGATCTAGAGCGTCATCGGCCGCGGGTAGGGGATCGGGTCGTGGGGGTCGCGGTACATCTTCCCGTCGACCTTGAACCACTCCAACGCCTCGTGGGTCTCGATGACGATCAACCGGCACAGCACCCACGTCTTGAGCGCGTCCGCGTCGGTCATCGCGGGCAGCGGTGACTCGATGTGCAGCGGCACCGTCTCGTCGGGCTTGTACGAATTCGGCATGTCGATGTCGACCGCGAAATACAGGCCCTGGAACTCATCGGGGTAAAACACCGACATGGCCCAGCCGTCCTTGTAGGACATGCGACGGACCTCGTCGGCGATCTGCTGGTCAGTGAGCATCAGACGATGATTCCTCCGCGCGACCCGAAATGGTTGACCACAAGCGAGAGCACGTCGAGACGGTTCGGTGACGGCATTCCGGCCTGCCAGTGCGTCGCCTCGTGCTCCAGCTTCGACATGCGCCCCACGATGTGCGCCCGGCCGGTCTCGAACGGCTGCGTGGCCGATTCCGCGCGCACCGTCTTCGACTGCTTCGGGTTCAGCGTGATCATGCGTGGGCCGTGGCTCCCGGCCTGGATGATGTCCTCGACGATGGGCTGGATGTCGCGCAGCTCCTCGTGGCGGGCCGCTGCGGTGTCCCCGCGCTTCTCCAGCTCCTCGGCGGCGTCCACCACGCCCCCGAACGCCTTGAGGGCGGCGGCCTGACGCCGCAGCACGCTCCAGGCCTGCGGGATGCTGTTCTGCTGGCCCAGGGTGCGCTCCTGGACCACCCGGTGGGCCCCGTAGCGAATCCAGGCCAGGCAGGCCTGCCGCGCCCACTGGTACTGGGTGAGCATCCCGCTCAGGTCGTCGAGCAGGTACAGGTGGTTGTCGATGCCGCGTCCGACGACGAGGATTCCGGCTTCGTCGCCGAGTCCGGTTTCGGCGGGGTCGATGCCGATGACGATTTCGCGCAGGTGGGGTGGCTCGGACACCCGGTGCTGGTCAAACCAGGCACGCAGGAAAATGCCACCTTCAGGAGGTGTTGGATTGCCCTGGAAAAGGGCGTTCCAGGTGCGTTCTCCGGATTCTTTCCGGATGACGTCCCAGTCCTCCGGTGTCGTGCCCCGAGTCGAAACCAGATAGGTGCCAACAGGGCGACCCAAAGAGTCAAGAGTTTCCTCATCCGCAACAGCCGGGATGTTGAGGCGGTTCCAGCCTTCCTCGATGAACCGGCTCAGAATGTCGTCCTCGGCCCACCGCGTACCAATCGCCACCGCAGGCGTCCCGGGCGCCATACGGGTGCGGGCCACCGACTCCCACCACTCGCTCACCGCGGTCTTGGTGACCTCGGAGTTGGCCTCGGCCTGCCCGGCCAGCAGGTCGTCGAGCACCATCAGGTCCGACGGGCGCCCGGTCAGCGAGGACCCCACACCGGC